GCGTAAGATTGGATGTATGTCATTACCGCAGTTGTATCAACAAATGCCCAATAAATAATCATACTGTCCATTGGATTGGTTGGAATGATAACTTGTGAAAGGTATGCAATGTAAGCCGAGTTGTAATTAAACTGACAATTCTCCACCTGAGTAACAATAGTTCCCTGAGGGTTAGGACATAAACTACCATTAACTATAATAGTATCTCCCACCGCTGTTTGTGATGAGTCTAATATATCTACATTTGTAAAATCCGAACAAAGGTTTGCATCTATTACCTCAATTACGTAATTACCAGGACATAAGTATGTTGCCATATTTGATGTTATAGGTGTCCCATTTCCCCATATAAATGTGAATGGTGCCGTACCTCCATTTACATTTACTATTATTGTACCATCACAATTTGTTGCTGATGTTGAATTGGCTGATGTTGTGGTAATACCAAATCCTGCACATCCTGCTGTGATTGTAAATGTTTGTGTTACGGGGTTTCCGTTAAATGAGAATGTTACTGAGTATGTGCCAGGACATAGGTTTGTTACATAGTAACTTCCTTGATTGATCACAGCCCCCATTCCTTGCCAAAAGATTGATGTCGGTGATATATTCATTGTGTCCAACATTGCCGTTCCATCACATACGTTTGGTCCCGATGTTGCTGTTGTGTAAACTTGTATTTGTGAGAACAAGTTAAAAGATAATACGCTTAGTAGCGTTAAAAATAATAATTTTAGTTTTTTCATATGTTTTTGTTTTTTTGATAAATATAGACAACTTAAGGTCGCTTGACAATAATCATACACTATTTAACCGTGATGATCTGCCACTTACCTTTAAAATCTTCCACAAGACACGTGGAGTTCTCACAGAAGTCCCCACTATTCATATAATCTACATCTAACTTAGGTTGATGAATGTGTCCACATACCGCAACATCACATCCCTTTTCATTTGTTAAACCTTTTGCGTTCTCCTCAAAATCAGACACAAAGTTGATTGCTCCCTTTACAGATTGTTTAATATCATTTGCTAAAGAATGATATGGTAAGTTAAACTTTCTCCTGATATAGTTGTATATTGTATTTAATCTAATGATAAAATCATATGACCATCCACCAAGAACTGCCAACCATCTTACTTTCATAATAACGAAGTCCAATACATCACCATGAAAACAATAGTAACTTCTTCCATCCGCACCTATGTGTGTATACTTCCTAACAATCTCTATGTTGTTTAATAAGAATGGAACAAATGGTTTTAAAAAGTCATCGTGGTTTCCCCTGATATACACTACCTTTGTTCCCTCTTCTGATCTCTTCATAAACCGTCTGAATATCTTTGAACATTCTTTCTTCCATTTTCCTCCACTCTTTAATGCCCAACCGTCAATTATGTCACCATTTAATATTAGTGTTTCAGATTCATTGTTGTCTAAGAACTTAAGTATCTTATCTGTTTGTGATTGTCTTGACCCTAAGTGTAAGTCACTCATTATTATTGTTCTCCACTTTTTCATTTCCAGTAATCCTTATCGTTTGTAAAATATGATTTATTGTTTTGGTTGAAGAATGATGACATCATAAGTCTTAACATATACATCACACCCTTATTCTCAAATCTTCTTGGTGGCGTGAATACTATATTGTTTATTCTCCCGAACTTCTTTGGTTTGATCTGCTTTGAGAACATATAGTCTTCAGCAACTTTAACCTCTTCATCAAAACCTCCGATTGATTTAAACGTCTCTGAACGAACCAACATATATCCACCGAGACAGAACGGTGTTGACCACTTGGAAAGTCCCTGAATCAGATCAAATACTTTGTATACGTAGTTGTATTTCCCATTGTCTGATCGGAACTTTGTTGTCACAAGATCTAAACGGTTCTTATGTATTCTTAATACAGATCTTTTTAGTACCTTTGGATCAAGTAAGAATACATCTGCATCCATGAATAACACATATGGTGTCGTTACAAGTTTGAACCCGTTGTTTCTTGCTTTTGCTGGTAATCCCCCATCCATTAAATGTAAATCAAACATATCCGTATTTGAATCATATTCTAACCTATCCCATAATGATGGTTTTGTTACTCCGTCGTTTGATGCATCACATACAACAACTTTAACATTATGTATATCAGACTGGTAGTTTAACAGGTCTAACGTTTTTAATATAATGTCCTTCTCATTCTTACAAGGTATTACAATCGTCACCAATTTGTTTAAATCCATAGTTTCGTGTTTTGTTAATTAAATACTGAGTTTCATAGGATAAACATTTTGATATGTAACATTAAAATCATCCTCCGTCAAATTTAAATAATATTTGATTTCACTTCTTAAATAATTTCTATCAATACCTTTATTAATCGTAGTATACAACCCGTCAGTTAATTTTATATGAACAAATATATGAATATTATAATGAGGCTTACGTTTTATATTCTTTACCTTAGTGATCTGTATGGTTAAATCATCCCTATCCGAATATAAGTCTTTAGTAAAAGTATGAAGTATTTTTGTTATGTCTTTTTCCATTACCGCAAATATAGGGAAAATAGTTTAAATAAAAAACCCACACCGTTAAGTGAGAGTTATTTTTTTACATATAATCTAAATAATCATCGTTCAGTTGTGACAATTCGTCTACTATAATGAATATCTCTTCATCGGATAAGTTTGATAGTCTTTCATAACTTCCTGCAACTTTTCTACCATTTGAATCAAATTCATTTACTTCTACCGTGACTACACCTTTGGACAAATAAAATGACTCTATTTCTTTTTTTGACGATATTTCCATACCTAACATTAGTCCGGTATCCTCATCACTACCTGACCCAAACTGATCTCCATCATTTTTTATGAAGTCCTTAACGTATTTCTCTAATACTTCTCTTGGTAGTTCTCCTGTTTTTGTATAGATTTGTGGAAGAGATAATCCTGTGTCTTGCATTACTTGAAATAATCCATCCTCTTCTATTGTTGATAGAAACCTTGATTTTTTGTCTTCTGACTCATAAAGTTTACCTTCACATTTTGACATCCATATTTGGCGAGTTTCTTCGTAGTACTTCTCTTTTAGATAGTTTTCAATATAAGGTATGGATTTTTCCCACTCTTCATCCGATACGGTTTCATAAAACCATGCATGGTACAGATCTTCTAATGTTAGTTCAAGAAGATAATTGATTAGATGCTCAGGCGTTGCAAAAGAACAATATATTATATTTTTTCTTTTACCAGTGAAGAATATATCAAAATACTCATTTCTTCTTCTAACTTGAGGTGGTACTGATTCATTAATATTACTCTTAAACATAAGGTCATATCTTTCTTTAATCTTATCGTGGAAGTGGTTTGAAAGAAACTCATAAACCTCATCAAATGGGTAATCATTTTCTCCACCATTAGTTAAATCATTGTAATAACCATCCATAAAATAATCTATAACATGATTTTCAAAAGTTTCAAAATTAAAATTTATCCCATCAATATATTTTCTTAAATAAACATCGGTAATAATATTTAAATTCTCAAAGAACTCTTTTTCCATCAAACGCATATCAACTCTTCTACGAAAGAATGTAGATTCATTAACCATTTCCCTTAATATCCTTCTTATGTTTTCCTGTTGGTTCATTACTTTTTCTTCTTAACACAATTAGGGTATCGTTTACCAAACATTGTCTTCATGCCTTTTTGAGTATATCCTTTCCAACATCTCTCCGTAAGTTCCTTATCTTCATTAATATCTTCTTGTGCAAATAAACTATCGTACCTATCTTTGATCTTATCGTGGAAGTGATTTGAAAGGAATTCATAAACCTCATCATATGGGAAATCTTTTGACCCTCCATTGGATAACATATCGTGATAATCATCCATAAGATAATTTATCACGCGTCTTTTAAATTCTTCAAATGTAAAATCTATACCAACATAGTGTCTTTTTAAAAACATATCGGTAACAAAATTTAAAGTCTCAAAGAACTCTTTTTCCATTAAACGCATATCAACTCGTCTACGAAAGAATGTCGATTCATTAACCGTTTCTCTTAATACTCTTCTTATTTGTTCTTGTAGATTCATATTACTTTTTTGGTTCAGGTAATTTTGTGTCCTTTATAAACTTACCATATGCTTTCTCGTATGATTTTTTTGTTTCATCATTCTCATCTTTGGTATATTGCCAGTTCCAATATAAACTATCGTTTGGTTTGAATCCGTAAAACCTATGTACTTCTTTTTGTGTTTCGGTTACGGTTTCTCCATTCCAATTCTGACCCACACAAATGAACCCTGTCTCAATATCTTTAACTAAGTTTGACTCACCCAATGTTGTGTGTCTATTCTCAATCCAATTTAATCTTTCTATTAGATTTTGATAATACATATTTGCTTGACCCCATCTTACAGAACTAAAGAATATAACAGCATCTGACTCAAACAACTCTTTGGAGATTTTCCATAATTCATCTGAAGGTTCGTTGATGTTAACCCAACATCTGTGATCTCCTGATGGGTTCTTTTTTTTATCTTTAAGAACGGCTTTTAATAATCCACAAGAGTTACCATCCTTTCTTGATACATTACCTTCACAAGGTAGTATTTTAAGTTCAGGAACATCAATCAAAACTGATTTATCACCCAACTCATCATTCAGGTACATAGCAATCATCTTAGACTTTGGTATGTCTATGTTTTTTTCATCCCAATTATACCTATTGGAACAACTTAATAGTAATACTTTTTTCTTATCTTTAAGGATATCCAAAGTACTCTTTATTGATTTCCAAGCATCTGATTGTACCATCTCCTCAGAGATCATCATTTCTCTTATTCTTTGTATGTCTTCTTGTAAGTTCATATTATTTTTTTATAATTGTTTCACGTAAAAATGCCAAAATAGTATTTAATATCTTCTAAATAATTATCAATAATGTATTGCGTAACAAAAGGTTTTATTTCTTCTCTTACTTTTAATTGAGTTTCATAATCTTGATTATCCCCTATTTCAGAAACAAAATCCCTTACGACATTAAAGATAACTCTCTCTAAATACTCGTCAAAACCATCAAATCTTTTTGGGTCTAACCATTTATATGATGATGTTATATGTTTAGATAAATCATCCAATCTTCTTTTAACAACTATTGATTCATTGATCGTCCCTTCTTTAATTGATTCCATCATCCAAGCAACAATCGCCAATAACTCATCATTAGTCAAGTTGTTAATTGATGTTACATATTGATCTTTTTGTTCTCTATCCCCATATTGATCAACATCAAACTCCCATATTTCAATTTTAATACCTTCTTGATCAAATATCTCTATGGCCTCAATGTATTTTTCATTACTTAATGGGATTTCATAACCATCAAGTGATGCTCCATTTTCTCCCCATACAGTACCTTTTTCAAAAATAAAATCTCTAACAAATTGTTTTAATACCCCTTTACCATTTGGGAGTTTACCTAAAATTGGTTTAATATCACGAAGTGATAATCCAGACATCTCTATGAAATTATATAACCCTTGATTCTCTATAGTTTGTAATAAAGAATTTTTCTTACCTTCTGATTCATTTAATTTATTATGATATTCATTATAACCAGCACAGTTTGACGTATCCTCAATTTCAACAAAGAAAGTAATTGGTAAGTACTCATGTAGATAGTTACTAACCTCTCGTTTTAATTTTCCTAAATAATATCTAATTTGAGGATTTGTTGAGAATTTATTGTCCAAATCTCTATTACTAACAATGATTTTTACAAAATAATAATCATCTTCTTCTTTATATTTAGCCTTAATATCACAAACACAATCTTTATCTTTGAATGGTTCTAAAATACTTTCAATCACTTTCAAATACTTTGGTTGTTTGTGTTCTGACTCATTAAGTTGATCATCACATTTTGTGGTGTCGTAAGCAACATAAACTTGAGTAAACAAAGGAACGTAGTCCATTATTGCATCCTTTAATTCTTTCCTTAATTTATGATACTTTTCATACCCCAACTCACGGAAACTTTCTGGTGTGAAGTTTAATATTATTTGGGTAACATGTCCGTTTCTTGTTGGGATTTCAAACGCATCCCAAGTAAAAGAACAAATACCTTCATCAAAGACTAAATAAACAAGTTTATTGATTATTTTGTCGTATTTTTGATATTCTCCTTTGTGATTAACAAATGAAGTCTCTTCCTTTAATATATGTCTAATTAGTTCTCTCATATCACATATTTGTACCCATCTATTTGGGCATCTTTATATTTATATGTCGTAACATGTCTGTCCTCATCATTCCTTTCCATTTTTAAATGATCTGGTAAATCATTATATATTTCTTCAAATGTGCTTGTTAATTCTTTATTAACTTTGTAAGGTTCTTCAATCACATAATTATAATCTAACGCCGAAAATGGATAAGCCTTTGAGTGTTCAGTAGTATAAATGTAATCCTTTATCTGCATATACATTTCACTAACCTCAATACCATAATATTTTTTTACTTTTTCAAGACTAACAAATAAATTGATGAACACCGTATATTTGTACTTATCTGCCGGTTCAGCCAATTCCCAATCAACAACAAAATTAAACTTCTTTGATAACATTTTAACGGCAATATTAACACCCTTATCAAATTCTTTACGTTCATCAACACTTTCGTTAAGTGAACTTTTACCATAAAGTTTGTCGTGTAAATCTTGAACTTCACTAATGGAAAAATCCCAACCCCCAATTAAATCAATGTTTTCCCCATTTAATTCTACAACCGTAAGGTAATTTGTGTTGAATATTCTACCATCATCAAATTTACTTTTAAATCCACTATGTTGAGCATCATCTGATAGGTACTTAACCATAGACTTAAAACCTTCGTTTTCTTCTGGTGTTAATTTGTTTTCATCATATAAAACATTTATTTCAGGCCAATGATTAGTCTTATGATTATTACTCTTTCTACCAATTATTTCATAATCTAAAGGAAATTCTATACTTTGTTCTTTATTCACATAAAAATCAAAAATAATTGTCCCTGTTAGTTTCTCAAATAAAGAACTTATTTCAGGATCGTCTTTGAATAACCTTTTTAAATTAGTTATTCCGCCAACTAATCCCGCAGCATCAAAAATATTACCGTTTTTGATAACTTGTCTTAACTCTTGTTGGAGTCTGTCTTCTTTTAATATGTGTCTAATTAACTCTTTCATTACATCAAATTAGATAAAAACTTTTTAATTGTTCTAATCACTTTTTGTCTATATGGGTCGTTTTCATTTGAAAAGTTATCAATTGGTTCAATAACATTATTATTTACTAACATATTTAGTATCGTTCTTATTTGTTTTTTTTTATTATCAAATAATGATATACGTAAATAATAGTCATCATCTAATTTGAAATATATCTCTTTAAACTTAATGTTATCATCAATATTAATCTCATTGACTTCATATCTTCTTCTTAGAAAATTAAAAACCTTCTGATCAACATCCTCCGTTTCTTCTTTTAATATATATCTGATTAGTTCTCTCATTGCCCACTTAATCGTTTTTCTTCGGCTTGACGAAGTTTACCTAAATAAATTTTCTCTATAAACCCAGGATCTTCTTCTTCTCGTCTTAATAAATCATCCCTTTTAAACAGTGTGGTTTTAAGAACAAGTTCTATCATATCCTCCTCAGTTACATCTTCAGATTTTTGAACGGGAGGAACACATATTTCAGCATCTCTTGATAATTCTTCAAAATCATCCACCGATATATCATTTCTTCCCATTTTACTTTGGACATCACCCAAATAAGTATCATCAAACCATTCTTCAAAAATATATTTTAAATAACTTCTTCTTAAAGGAATATCAGATGATAACTCGTTTAATATGTTTTGTGGTATCATTAGTGATCCTTCACCAAAACCTCTCTCTTCTGTTTTTCTTTTATCGTCCCAAATTTTGTCTTCTTCAAAATATAAAATAAGTGTTATTAGTAATTTACCACGATTACACCATTCAAAACTATGTGTCGTTTCCCACGATTTGTTGTGATACATTTGTGCACCATCAAAATAGTTGTTTAACCATTTATAAACAAGTCTTTCCACATTTGGTGTAGGTTTAGAGTATTTTCTTTTTACCTCTTCATGTAATACATTTCTGATAAGTTGTTTCATTATAAATAAATATCCTTAAAGATAGTTATGTGTCTTATAATTTGTATCTTTACAGTATGAAAAAGATATTCGCACATTTTGTTATTGGAATGATTACTCGTGACTACGAGAAGACAACTAAGATTGTGAATGATATTTACAATCCTAAACTATCTGATGTTAAAAAACAAGTTGACTCTGTTGATTGGGTTGACATAGATGATGTTGACATATATGAAAGTATCTTTGATGATGTTGAGGTCGTATCTAAACCAAAATCTAAAAAAGATGAGGTAATTGAGTCAATACACTATCTACGCAATAAACCTAACCCAACTAAACAAGATAAAGAATCCATCTATACTTTAGAGATGGTGTTAAGAAATATGAGGTGATTATTGTTTTTTGGCTGACTCTAACGTCTTAAGTGCCAACTTATAGTTTTCAGATGATAACTTATCTTTAAGGTTTACGAATGAACCACTACCTTTCTTAGCTTCCCATTGTTTGTTGTCATTTAAATGATACGTCCATTCTTTATCGCCACTAATTTTATATATACCACTTTCCCAAGACTTAAACTTGTCATCAGTATTTTTATCCTCAGGTTCACTTCCACCTCCATTAACTACTGGCGTTTCTATTTCAGTACTTGGTTTTTCTGTTTTAATATAATTTGACGAACCCGATTCATGTGGTGGGTATTTCTCTGGTAATGTATATTTGAAAAAGTATTGTCTGATAGGAATACCTCTTGGGTTTTTAAAATCTAAAAATAACGTTATGTCTTCCGCTCCTTCATTTTTTAATTTTTGTTTAAGTGGTTCAACTTGTTTTTCGGCTCTTCTATCAGAACTTCCACCAGCAGATCCTCTTGTTGCGGTTCCCATATAGGCCTTACCGTCTTTACTCTCATCAATTGTTGCTTTCCAAGTTACCGTGTAATTTGTGGAATCTACAACTAAATCTAAATCAGTCACATCAGGGTTAATTCCCGCATCATAAAGTTCTTTTAGTTTCTCCTCAATTTGGGTTCCAATAAGAGCCCCTTTTTTGTCAACTTTTCTTGTTTGAAATGAATGAAGTAGGTCAGCATCTTTCTTTCCCGCTGCCCAAGTCTTACCAATTGTAATAGGTAAGGTTATATTACTTTCAGTAATAATCCCCATCATTGATTTAATTCTTGATATTTCCTCTCTTAATAAGCTCATTACTTTCTAAATATCATTGGGTTTGATTTTATTTTAGACTTAAGATATCTTCTTGATTCATTTACTTCAACTTCAAATTCAGGTTCGTATCTCTCACCACTAGCGTTAGCAATCTTCTCTTTAAGAACTCTTGTAAATTCTTTTTGAATCATTTTTGTAAATTTAACAAATGGTGTATCTTCATCATCATCATTACCATAATATTTCCCTTTAGGTGGTCTTTTTCCTCTACCAACATAGTTCAACGCCGAAATGTTTGTAATACATTTATGTCCACCACTATTCGCTTTAATTAAATCCCACACACTAATTTGAATTGAATCTAATAAGTCCATGTCTCTATCTAATAATTGTTTGAATGGTGTGTCCATTGCTTTCTGAATTCTTGCCAAGTTTTGTTCGCTCACTTTAGATTTATCAAACTTATCACCATATAATGCCATAAAGTCTTTGAATGTAAATCCTACCGACTCATGTCCAAATTGTTTACCTGATTCAGATACCCACTTAATTGTTGATAATGGAATCATTTTTTCTTTTAATTGAGGTTCCCATTTAGCAAGTACCTCATCCTTAACCTCACCTAAGTTAATACCTTTAAGTGCTCTTTCTTTCTTAAATGGATTACATGAAGCCTGAACCATTCCCATCGGCCAACCAATAACTAAGAAGTCAGCATCAGGATTATTTCTAAATGGGGTAAACCTATCGTATGAACCTGGTCTCATCATATTACCACCACCATATTGACTGATAACTTTGTCATCAACATTAACGTTGGGATTTATTTTTTGTAATTTAACATAATCTTCTTTGTTTCTATCTAAGTCTTTAATACCTGCAAAACCTTTGGTTTTCATTTGATCTTTAATGTTTAATAATATACTCATTAAAGATGGTTTAGCACCCATAACAATATCTCTTAAGAAACCTGGTTTGTTTTTGAACGCCAATAGAAGTTTGTTGGTTACCAAACCTAATAGTCTTTTGTTTTGTCCAACCGATCTCTCTCTATCAAACTTATATAGGTAACTCATAACTTGCTCAGGTGTAATGTCATTTGTTGCATAGTCAGCCGAGTCAACCATTTGAATTAAATCAATGTCATCTTTAGGGAAAATATCTCTTGGTGAAATTGATTGTGATATTGTTTCAACATTTGATCTTGAAGTTTTAAAGTTTGTTGATGTTCCTTGTTCTACACCTGCTTGAGTATCGTGGTGATCCGTGTGAATAACAAACATTGGTTTACCGTGAGCAAAGTCCACTAACACTGGCATAATGTCACCATCAGCATCTTGTTTCTTAATTGAGAACTCCTGATCACCGTATTGGATTATCTCGGCATCAACAACTTTAATTCCGTTTTGCTCCAAATAGTTTTTCATTGCCAAAGCAGTTGTTACCCCATCCAAATCTTGGTGGAAGTATATTTTTGCCATTGGGTATCTTTTCGCTAACGCTTTTATATTTCTAATACCACTCTCAGAGATAAGTCTCCTACTTTCTTCTCTTAACACACTCTTAATCAAATTCTTCATCTATGTTGGAAGTTTTTTCCCTTTATCGTGAGTTTTCTCACTTTCTACTTTTATTTTAATTTTAGGTGTGTAGTCTTTAGGTAACTTATTTACAATACCTTTAAACTCACCCATCTCATTATCCATTCTAACAACAACAAGTTTTTTGTCAAGATTCATCATGATTTGACCTGTTGTTTGCATATGGTACATGTTCTTTGTTCTGTAAGGATTTAAGAATGGATCTTTTTTGTATTTCTTTTTCATCACATCTATCACATCCATGTCTTTTTTAACATTCTTCAGATGATCTTTAGCGAGTTCCATTCTTACAACCGATGATTTTCTTTTCTCACCACGAGTATATCCCGCACCTTTTTGGTAGATTCCGTGATTTGTTCTTACAACAACTTTAATATCTTTTTTAAGTTTTTTAATTACTGGCGAATGTTTTGATGTCATTTCAATTATATAAACATTCTTATCATCAGAAACTAATGTCTCACCTTTAAGTCCAATATCTTTCTTATCTTCACCTCTATATGAAATAATAGATTTAATTACCTGTGGAAGTGTCTTATATGTTAAAGCCTTTCTTATTTTTTTACCATCAGCCGAAAATCTTTTCTTTGCTGACTTATCTTTGGTCTTGTCATCCTGTTTTCTTTCTTTCTCAACACCTTTACCTTCTTTCTCATCTGAGACTACCATCAAACTTGAGTTAACTATTCCTACCCCAAATTCATTCATTCCCTCACTCCAGTCGGTATCAATGTCTCTCCAATAAACCATCTCAACATCATCCACAATCTCATGAATAATCTCAACTCTCGCCTCATACCCTCTATCTCTATTCTTTGCTAAAACAACACCACCATCCATACGAACAGCAGCAATTGTACACTCCTGTAATACTTCAGGATTGTTTTGATCATCATACACCTCATTAAGGATTGATCTGATTAGATTTTTCATTATATATAAATAGTATATAAAACAAAAAACCCACCTTATTGGGGTGGATTTTAATTAACCTACAAAGTTGGTGTCATAATAACCAACCGTGTGTCCGTATTGGTCATTAAATAATGGGTATTCATTTAAAATAGTGTCAATTTGTTTGTAGTACTCTTCCGTTTCATAATATGTTTCTTTGTACGATAAAAATTCTTTAATGTATAAATTAGCAACAACTTTAGGATCCCACGATTCACCGTTTTTTTCTGCCCTTATGGCTTTCACATTATTTATTATGTCAAATTTATCATTAGCCAAATGATCGTCGGTTGAAACCCCTACAGATTGGATGTGTAATACATATCGTTGATATCCAATAAAAGGAGTACCAGTAACAAACTCTATTGTTTTAACAGAATTAAAAACTTTTTGGATTTTTGATATTAATTCTTCATTTAAATAAATCGGTTTGGTGCCATCAACAAGGTATATATCAATTTTTTTATTTATGTAATCCCCAAAATCTTCGGTTTCATCATAAATATAATCTTCAACTATGGGCAAAAAATATGAAACATTATTAGGGTTAAATATTTTAAAATATATATTTAACCTCTTATCCTTTAGTTGACTTGGTTCAACTTTTACAGGAACAACAATCAACCCGCGAATGTTTAGTGTTTCACCAGCAAAGTTTTTAAATATTTTTAATATCTTTTCTTCATCCATCATGTAAACATTTTAGCCTCTTTCTCTCTACGAGTTTTAAGTCCAGGGAAATCATCAAATAAAGTACTACTTGTTTGTATTATAAGTTTTTTAGCCAAGTTAAAATCACCTTGTTTAATTGCCTCCATAAATTTCTTATTCTTAATTTTTGGTCCAATATTATACGCCATGGAAACCATTGCATCATACATCCCTTGAGTTAATTTTGGTTTAATACCATTTTGCTCCCACTCATCTAATTGCCTATTAATAATACCCTCAGAAACTTTAATATCATCCTTTAATAACGTTTCCGCCTGATCCTTTGTGATTCTTGTTCTACCTGGTTTTATTTTATTATAATTAGGTAAAAAGTCATAACCTTCGTTTTCACCATTAAAAATAGCGTGTCCATAACCAACGGTATATGCCCCATCACCAAGATCATATACGGTCAACGCAGGTTCTCCTTTATTCGTAACCGAACCTTCTTCCCATTTTAAATGATTAAATAAACTTTCAGATGATTGTCTTATTCGTGGCATAACTTCTTTTTTGGTTATTACCGTTTCAATATTATCTATGTTCTTTACCTGTGGTTCAATAAAACTATTGATTTGTTTCATTGAAAGTATTCCAAGAAATGAATAAAGCGCATATTTTAATATTCTTTTTTTGGTTTCAGATGGTAAATTTTTGATTTTCTCTTTTAGTTTTTGAACATACTCTTTTACATCCTCCTTTGTTTTAACCCATAGTTTTGAAACGTCTATATCATCCTTTACATCTGTGAAATCCCATTCCATGTCAGGCTCTGTTTTTCCATCCTCAGTAATAAGATTGATTTTAAAAACCATCTCCTCAAGGATCCTTTCATAATTTAATCGGGATTGGATGATTTTATATTGGTTTTCGGTAATAGTTAATTTCATATAAATAAATATATGGAATTATTTTTCAAAAGTAATTTTACTGATTTGAACGTCATCCATATTAAAATACTCTAATTCTTCTCTCAATAATTTCTCATTTTTGTATCTACGAATTTTAGTGTTTCTATGTGTTGCATTTGAGTAACAAAGAATATACTTATTACTTAATTTAACAACAACGTCCACCTCATAACAGAATCGTGTTTTATCCCTTGAGAAAAGAGGAAATGCTGCGTATTTTCTAATACCAACAACTTCTATAACGCAATCATTGTCGTTAAAATATCTACCACTAAATGAAATTGGGTTTTTCTTCAAAAGTTTTTTGACAAACTTCATGTCTTTATCTAAAATACATCTACCAAATTTATTTGCGTGTTTCATATAACAAAGATAACAAAATATTACCTTCTGCCATAATTTTTTTTAAGATTTTCTAACTTTGCTTTCTTTAATGCGGTATCAACTATCTTAGGCTTTGGTGTATTAACAATTGTTGATCTATTAACTTGATCATAATTGATAACTCTATCTTGTTTCTTTTGTATTAACTCATCCAAGTTCTTTGGTGACTTATCAAAGATACTTTGGAGTAACGAATGTTTCTTTTGTTTAATCTCTTGTTCTGTATCAACTCTATTCTTTTCCTGTGTCAAAATTGATTCGGATAGATTTTTTGTTTCATTATCTATCACCTGGTAATCACCCTTAGATAAAAATGGTAATGGACCAAACTCTGTTCTATGTTTACTCATACTAAAATACTTTCCTCTCAACGCAGACTTATAACCAGTGTCAGGTCTCATAGTTAAACTATTGTCGTGAATCCTTCTGTGGAAAAGTATGTTCTGAGTTAAATGTATTTTTCTTTTGTGTTTATATATTCTTCCCATAAAATCAGAATCGGCTGCCATCTTCCAACCTTCAAACCCATTCATACCCAAGAAGATTGTTTTTCTTATTCCAAACACACCTTCACCATAAAGATTATTCCCTTCAGTGAAAACTCTTTGACCATTTTTATCAACAAAATTGACAAACTTTGGTTTCACACACTCATATCCATTTAATTTTTCACAAACAACATTTATTAACCCATTTAACATTATGTCGTCAGAATCAAAGAAGAATATTTTTTCATAATTTGATAACTCCGCTAAGGTATTCTTTATTATGTATGGTCCGTAGTTTTCCACAAAATAATAAAAAAAGAAATTACTCGGATAGTTTCTGTGTTTGAAGTAGTTTAAAGTTTCTTCACAATTGTCAATACCAATCAATACTTCGTAATCATATGTTGATTCATTATTTAATATTGATTCCAATAACTCACCCAAATAATTAACATTATTAAATGTTGGTATTATTATACTTAAACTCATCTACCTCTCCGTTTACCCATTAATTTTTGTATCATCTGTGCATTACCTGTAGGTCTTTCATTACCAGTATTATTCTGTTGTCTTACTTTCCCGACATGAGTTTGACCATTAAAGATGTTATTAACCTTCTCGTAATTTATTGTTGATGGTGTCTTTTCTAACTTATTAACAATAAGTGTTGCCCTTTCTCTCGGTGTATTTGACATATTTGGTAATGGTTTGTTTTGATACACCGCATTTGCAACATCCGTTTGTAAACCATCATTATTTGACTCCTGATCATATATTGTTGTTTTCTGAGGGATATACTTGATGAACCCACTTTCATGTCTTAAACATAAAATTTCAATTTTATTATCCAAACAATATCTTCCAATCCAAACATCCGCCATGTTAGGGGCCATAAAGTAATCAATCCCTACTTTGAATAGGTCTGTATGAAAACACATCACTCCGGTACCACCAAACTGAACAATTACGTTTTTTTTAACTGTATTTAAACAACCATATCTTTCTGTTGCCGATCTATAATAACTTGTAATTGGAAAAGATGAGAAGTTTCTACCGTGTAATGTCATTACCCTTGTATTACCATATTCCTTACATTTGGCAATCATATACTCAACATAGTTTGGGGGATAAATTAAATCGTCATCAATTGTTAAGTAATAACCATTACTTTTATCTAACATGTAAAATTTCATTGCATCGCCTAATGAATTATCACTTAACATTAGGTTTACTTTATCGTGATACAATATTTCAGGAATGTCACCATCATGTGAATTTAACGATACGTTAATGACATCGCACTGATCAATAATACTTTCTAAACTTTTAACTAAAGAGTCAATACGATTATATGATGCAACATTTACAATTCTAGTTTCTCTCATGTGACTATTAATTTATTTTTCTTTCTTTCTAATTTATTCATTTGTGATTCATGATTTCCATGAGTTACATATGTATTCTTGGTATGATACATACCTTTACCTAAGTTATGTAATCTAATTGATAACTGCCATCCAACACCAGAACTTAAGTTGGGGTTTCTATCCCATCTTGATGTTGGGATTGGTTCAATAGAATAATTTAAAGTTTCAAAAAACTTTTTTTCACAAATAAAATGTAGTTCAACCCATTGTGTTTTAATTACTTCACCACGTTCTCTTGGACTATAATTTGTCCAATTACTTGAATTAACCCTATGGTCGGTTAAAAAACTTAAACATATTTTATCCTCGTCTTCAATATTTTCATATTTATTAACCAATCCGTTAAAAAAATTATCGGTAATTTTTACATCGTCCTGTAAATAAACGTAGTATTTTGAGTTTATATTCTTAATGTACTTGAAAGATGAGTCAATAACTTTCCAAAACTTTTTTTTACCCATATTTGGATAATATTTGATAAGTTTAACATCACTTTGAATGTCATATATTTCGGAACTACCGTCATCAATAACAATAATTTTTATTTTAAAGTCATTTTTTTGGGATCTAATTTGATCAATAAGTTCACTCAACATATCAGGTCTGTTGTGTGTTGTTATTAAAATACAAAAATCAAACTCATTTTGACCCATTAGTTAAGTATTGAATGACATTTATTTAGAAAAAAACTATCTCTTTGTTTAAATCTGGATTCAAAGGCGTGATATATCTCATTACCATATGTTGTACCATAACCAAATGATATTGGTCCATCTAATGGTGCGTAAGGAGATTCAACATGATTAGGGTATAACATTCTTATTTCAACACCTTTTTCTCTTGCCGAATGGGTCATTTCCCCACCACAATCTGATCTTAAGTTTGTTTCAAAAGAGGGTCTACCTAAAATGTTGAATGTTTTAATACTGAATACCATGAATGCTGGTGCGGCATGAATTATTGGGTTTTTTAATTTCACCGCCTTTTGAGCCAATGAAAAAATACCAATATTATCTTTACACCAATTAACTGCCTTATGTATTATTGTATCATTCATCGGTATTGAGTCAATGTCAAATAATACAATTATTTCATTTTCATCATTTATTGACGAAAGATAGTCATCAACTGCTTTTCCATGTGTTACCCAATTTTTAACATAAATTTGATCTATATCATATCCAAATTTGTTAAATACTTTTTTTTGTAGTTCCGCAAATTGTGGGTTAACTATTTCATTGTAAAATGTTATTACTCTCATATAATTTTAAATATAAGAAATAACATTTCTTAATAAACATAACGTTAGTGTCGCACGTTATAGAATATTTCAGGTGTTATAATAAAATTATGGGTAGTATTTCTTAATTTATTAACAAATTCATAATCCTCAGAATCACAATTAGAATCAAATAATAGATTTGGGAATTTATTTTTGAAAGATACTGATATTCCAACTCTATTAATCTTAATGTTATTTCTTGTTAATTCGGGATATATCTTACCATCCGTTGTTTTCATTCTCCACACAACAAAATCATATGATATGTATTTTTCAGATAAGGTTTTAACATAATCTTCATGGATAGTATCGTCATCATCCAAGAATCCAATCCATTCTGTGTTACACATCTTAATACCTTCATTTCTAACCAAACCAGCATTACCATGTCTTTCACCTTTCTTACCTATTTTTTCTAACTTAAATGTTTCTATTCTTGGGTCAGTAAACTCTTTTCCATCAACACCATCGTAAAGAACAAAACATTTCCAATTTGGGTTTGTTTGATTAAGTAAGGATTGGATTGTATTATCTAATGTTGGTCTGTTAATGGTGGGTACTACGAATGTAATAAGACTCATATTTTATTTTTTTCTACCTTGACAATGAGCCTTTTGACTAAAGCCTTTTGGGTCACTACAGTTAATTGATTTTTTATATTTTTCCGACCACTTTTCATCAATTTCTTTTTTGGATAGTTTTTTCTTCCAAAAGTTGAATAGTTCTTTTTGGTTGTATTTTTTATTTTTACTGTCCCATCCGCAATCGTGACATAAGTAAGGGTGTTTGTCATTATTTTCAACATCCCATGATTGTTCACACTTATCACAAGTAACCTTATCCTTAAAGATTCTTTCTGCCTGTTTTTCTGATAATATTATTTTCATTCTTCCGATATTACTATTGATAATACTTCTACCTCATACCCTGTAACAGGTAAAATTATTTTGTCCATACAGTCTTGAACAACACCATTAACTTCTTCTTGTATTTCCCAATATATGTCTTCGTCATTTGCCGCTTCATCTAAAGATAAGTGTCTACCATCCATAAGAGTAACAGTTCCTCCCGGTAATGTTTTTCCATATAAATAGAAATCAAAATCACGATATTCCATTTCAGTTATTATCCACTCAAAATCA